CCATCATATTGTCCAGTCCAGTTGCCATTTTTTCGCACATACTTTCTGCACTTAGTCCGCCAACTCCGCACATCCATTCTCTACCTTCTAGTGCATATTCACGGCGCTTTTCCTTGCTGGTCAAATACCAATACATAAATGCTTCAGCGCAATCTTCCCACTTAGCATAATCGGCAAGAATGTACGGGGTAGGAATACTACCTTGCATCATTCTTGCACCCGGAAAGATTGGAGTGACCCATCTACCGTGCTTCTTGTATCTACCATCGGCATTGGTTCCCCATCCGTTCTCGAACTGTACAGGATTTCCAGCATCATCCGTAAATCCACACTGATCCTGCAATCCTCCTGTAACCGTAACGATGATTGGAGTACCTGCCATCAGGCTTTCCGCAGTAGCAATGCCAAATCCTTCGTTGTCAGATAGATTAACCGTAACATCCGCCATGTTATATAGTTGATTCATTCTTTCTGGCAGAACCTTGTCTACACTAAACACTACATCGCTGGCAAATCAGTACCCGCTTCATCCACTGGATTCGTGTGTAGAAACAATACACACTTTGCTGCCTCTTCTTTTGGTAGATTGTCGCAGAATGCTCTATATGCAAGCATTATTGTACTGGTTTGCTTGCGGCGAATATTTCTATTGTTATAGAATATTACAAACTTATAGTCCTTCTTGAAATATTGTCTGCGTATTAGTTGCAGTTCATTCAGTTCAGGCGCTGTAGTCAGTGGTCTAAATGTTTTGCTGTTTATGCCGTGAGGCACATACGACACGGTCGTAGGATTATCTAATGTAGTCCCAAGAATATTCTTTACGATATTTTCTGTTTGCTTGCTGATGCAACCAATCCAATCACATGATTCATAATATGGGCGATTATACATCGGATATGGAAGATCGTCCCAAATGCTATAAAACCCAATTGGAATCTTCTGCCGCAATTCACGCTCGGTCTGATATAGCCAGATCCAAAAACGAGGATCAGTAAAATGGAGCAGCGCATCAGGCTTTTCCATCTTAATGACTTCGTTCAGAAGATTTGGATCGCCATACCCATCGACCGGATATAAGCGAACATACGAATCATTTATACCAGCAACTTGGTTAGTTGCATCATCTAGATTCATTATCTTGCCTTTTTCGGGATGCGTCACGCTACCCGCAAGTTGAACCCAGTTGTATTTGCCCGCCAAGCCTGTAACAAACTCTCTTGCCATTGTAGCAATACCAGAATGCATTCTTAGGTCATCGCAAAGCAGTATAATCTTCTTTCTGTCCTTCTGAGGAATATAACTATTTACCATATATAACCTTGTATTATGTTTTAAATCTGCATTATGTCAAATTATTTAAAATGCAGAACCGCTGATTTGTAAAGAATTTTCTTCGTTGAGCTTCTTTCTGAACTCTGGATCGTTGATGTAAAGATATACACAACGGTTTACAAGTTTTTGCAGCGTCATTCCACTTGTTACACCTGCTTCCTTGAAAGCAGTATATTTGTCCTTGAACAGGTGTACAGAAGTGAATGATGTTTCGTGGCTAGTTTTTAGTTTCATATATATGATTGTTAGATTTCTCTATATACATATATATGGAATATAGTTTTCCGTATATATAAAAAACTATTAGCCTTCTTTTCCGTTACAATATAGCTCGCCTTTATCGTTCTTGAGTGTCTTGAAGATACAATACTTGCAGTTTTTGCGACCCTTGCCAGGATTCTTTAGAAACACAGCGTATTTATTATATTCGCCGCTGTCATCAAAGCCATTTTTTATAAAGTCAAGAAAAGCAGATTCTACTTCTTTCATGCTCATCTTGCCATCTGGCGGTGAGATACGTTGAATACGCTGCTGCGGAAACTCAGCATCTTCAAGCAACTTACGCTTGACTACAAAAAACTCCACTTCTATATCAGACATAGGCACCTTGAATACCTGATGATAAAATCTCTTATATAGCAGTAGTTGATCAATCTTTGTTCTATCTGCCTTTTGATATTTGTTCCAACCAAGGCGACTTGTCTTGAAATCTAAAATAAGTATCTTGTTGGTCGTTTTATCCTTGAACACAATATCCAGAAAGCCTTTGTATGTTATAGTATTGTTCTTTAGCGGTATTTCAAGCGGTAGTTCTATTCCCACTACATCATACTTCTTTGACGGAAAATGTTTGCTGCGAATGGCATAACTGGTTACGTGGTCAAGAATAGTTCTGCCATCCGACTTGAACTCTGCTACTTGAGATGGCGTAACCAGTCCAAGTTCTTCTATATCTTCAGCGGACAATGTAGATACTTGCTCATCTGTTGCCAGTTTGAGTTGTTTTAGTTCTTCATCAAACGCTGATATGAACTTGGCATAACAATCAAACTCATCGGCAGCAGAAGAGCCTACATTATATAACAATCTAAGATATTCTTGTAATGCTTCGTGAATGCCAGTTCCAAACGCAGTATTGATATTGGCTTCATATGGTGCCAACTTGTCTATATACGACAACTTCCATTGCTGCGGGCACTTTAGCCACATAGCATATTGAGAAAAACTTACGGTCTTGTTCTTCTTCTTTTCTTCAGTTGGAGTTACAGTAGGCACTTCTGCTACTGGTTCGGCGTAAAAATCATTTATAGACATAAAATCAGTATATATCAAGTATTGTTGATGTCAATTGTAAAGAGTTTATATTTATTTACATAAACAAAAAATATATCATATATGGATAACAAAACATTCACACACATTCTACAGAAAAAGGGAGTATTGCGTACTTTTTCAGTGGCAAAGGTTGTAAAGAAGAAAGACATAGATGAGTTGAAAAGTTTGATCAAAAGTATCGCGTCAAATGATGCAGAGTATAATCAGATGCTAAAAGAAGAAATGGCTAAACTATCTGATATGCATAGCGATAAAAATCCAATACCTGGCATCATATACAACAACGATGAGTTGTCAGCACGCAGAAACTTGTTATATGCCATCGCAAACAAGTTCTCAAAAAATATCAAAAGCATGAACTTTGATAAAGGAGAACTTGCTTTCTTGATTTCTTCTATCGTGGCCAAACTTGAGTTAGAGCACGATGACTTTACCAAACTAAGTGAAGAACTTGATAATGAACTTGGTGAAGATGACGATGAAGATCAAGAAGAAGATGGTGATGAATACAAATACTAAAACTTTTGTATCCAGATCTTCATAAACTTTTCTACGTGTTCATTCAGTTTTGGATTCAGTAATAGTTCCTCGGTAGTCATCTTGCCTTCATCTTCCCATTCTATGCGATGTTGTGCGGCGTTTCTGATTCTTGGATTGTTGGCTTCTTCGTGTTCGTTGGCGGGCAATACAAACTTCTTTACGCCATCAACAATGCTATACTTGCTGATATGACACAACACTCCTTTTGTTTCATTCTTCAAGAAGTATAGTTCATCTTTTTCATATACATCATATCGCACATCCGTAACGATATAAAAGTCATAGTCTGATTCATCAATCGTTTTACGAGCAAGGTCAATCCAGTATCTGCCATTGGTGCGTTTGCGTTGAGCATCACCATACCATACAAGCATAGGACGAATAAGAATCTTTTCTTCCGGAACTTGTGTAAAAGCAGATATGCCAAGATTTTCCAATAAAAACTTATCGCAATGCTGCTTTAGCGGGTCGGCAAATGCGACCTTCTTGACGCTATAACCAGCCTGCTGTAGTTTCATTTCTACAATAGAAGCAAATGTATCTTTGCCGCTTCGGGCTGCGCCTCCAACTCCTATAACATTTTTATTAGACATATGTTTATTCCCATTTACGGTGATCTTCTGCCACCCATTCCCAACCATCATATTCAGCAATATGCCATTTTACATCGTCGGGCACTTCAACGATTTTTATTTTACAACTGCTTCCGCTTGCTGCCTCTGACCCAAGTTCTTCAATCGCCTCAATCAAAAACTTGTTGGTTCTGTCATTTCTGAAACCATCGCTTATGACATAATCATATGGATTTTTTTGCTCTTGAGGGTTTGGTATAGAAAACGCAATATAGTCGCCGCCATAGCCACGACGGTCAGTCAAATCATGTGCAGGAACAAGTTTGCTCGTGAATGTAGGATCAGTAGTATATTCATACTTGAAGAAATAACAACTAACGCCTGCTTTTTCACAGTATAGTTTTAGTGCTTCAGGTGATAGACCAAATAGTCCATAAGATGCGTTGATGGCTACTTTCATATGTTATACTTCCATTAGTTCTTTGATTTGCTTTTCGTTATATCCGTATTTGCCAACAATGCCAACAATATCGGCCTTTGTCAAGATGGATATATACTCAAGCACATTTCTTTCGCTGTCTTGAAAATGGTTGGAGAGCAAACTAAGCAAGGCAGGATTATACTTCTCACTCTTGCTCTTGATATATGGATAAAATGCCTTACGCTTTGGCACAAAAGCAATCAGCACCTTATAAAACTCTTTGGGAGATAATACGCCGCTATATTTCTGTACGTGATTCAATGTATCAATAAGTTCAGGTTGCATGCTTAGAAAACGGCATACCATAAAGTTGGACCAACTCTTTTTGTCGGCGTCGGTAAGTTTGTCAAAATAATCAATGTCCTGCTTTTCGCGGACGTGATTGATATGATCAAACAATCCCTTGGGCTTTGTTATGGCAGCACCAGTTTCTGTTGCTTTTTTTCTTGGCATTTTAGGATTTAGTCCAGACACGCTTATCGTATTGTACAAAGGTTGTCAATCCAAAGCCATTCTTGGCATTGGACCATACACCAGCATCATTTTTTGACGATGTAATCTTTGTGAATACAGCAGAAGTTGATTCTACAGGCTTAGTCAAGTAAAACTTGCTGCCAATAGCCAACTTGCCAAACTCAATCTGCTTTGTTGTTTCGTCGCTCATTTTTGTTTTCCTCTTTTGGTAGTTCAACAGATTCTTTGTCTTTGGATAAAAGACGCTGAACGTGCTGCTCTAATCTATGAAATCGTGATTGATATTCCGTATGTTTGCCTGATAGTTTATCTACCTTACTGGTTTGACGCTTTAGATTGTCAAATATTATTCTTAGTGTTTCTGTGATGGCGTTGCCATTTTCAACTATAGTAGTTTTATTTGTCTTGTCCATCTTCTTTATCATAAGATAAAACTTATAACAAGAATACGCCAGACACAACTCAATGATGAATATCGCAGCCAGAAGTATATAAAAAAAGGTCATAAATAAATACCCCGATAATATAGATCAGGGTATTGTTGTTGTCAAGATGCTATTTCTTGTCTTACTTCGGTGACATTATCCAAGAAATGTATCCAACTTGGATGATGTGCGATTTGTATGGTTGAACTTACTGGCACAGCCCTTGGTGCCTTTGGCTTGCGAATAAGTTTTAGACCAGCCTGCTCTGGTGTTTTATCACCTTTCTTGCTGTTGATCTCTTTATGGCACCATACCATGTTCTCAAACGTATTCTTGCCTCCCTTGGTGCGAGGAATAACGTGGTCAATATTGCCATCTTTCCAAGAAATCTGACGACCTGTATATTGACATACTCCACCATCACGCTTACGAATGCTTTCTTTGGTCGGGCGAGGAGTAACCACAGGCATCTTGCTATAGTTTGGCTGAATAATGACACGCGGAGCCCGAATAGTCATATTAGAAGTATGTATAGCAAGATCATAATCTCTTATAGGCAGATTCTTCCAAGTTTCCCAATCAACCGGCTGAACATATTCTGGATTATCCCAGTCTACGCTGCCATTTTCATCAACAGGAAAGTTCATATCTATGGCAAGAGCAGGCGGATTATTGCCATCAACCCCACCCAGCATAGAAATAAGAGCCTCCTTGACAGTCTTTGTATTCAAAGCCTGCCATAAGTTATTTAGGCACAATACTGGTTGGGAGATAACATTCATAATATATCCTTTCAGATATAACTATGACTACAATAATATAAAAAGTCAAGTGTTATTTCTTGGCGGGTATAACTTTTTCAATCCTAAAGTATGGATCAAAGTCAATCTCCATATCATCATCAAATAATACAACAGTTCTATTAGCCTTTTGTATTACGGTAGTTACTTTCATTTTTTTGCCTGTTGAAGATATTACAACATCTCCAACTTCAAGACGCTTGGCGATTTTATCTGTTTGTGCTGTTTTTGTCATCATAAATAAATATTAGTATTTTGTAGCAAGATGCCAATATCCGCAATAACTACATTTGTATGGTGTTCTATCACTACGATACTCTGTCAATATTCTTTTAGCATCACGAATCGCATCGTTGCGAGTTTCATAGTTTGTTTTAGTTTCGCAAGATAATTTGTGATGGTTATTCGGCTTGGTAATATGCTTTCTTTTCATAACATATTATGCGAAGAATATATAGTGTCAATAAAAAATCCCCCAAAGTGACTTGGGGGATTTTGTTACAGATATACTTCTTATCGTTAGGCAATGACCGAACGAAGAGCAGCAACCTGGCGACCAGTCAAGCGGATACGGGTGAACTTACCAGTTTCCGGATTTGTGCCACCAAGAGTGAGAAACGTAGAAACGCTCTTCTTGTTAGCCTTAGAGAAGTACAGAGCAAAACCATCGTTGATGACGGTAGTAGCAGTCTTCTTACCATTGTGTGTCTTTGTAACCTTTTTCATATGTTTATGTAGTTTGTTTTGTGTTTTATTATTCTTATGTTGAATAAGATAAATACATTATGTAGACTACTCGCATATTGTCAATAGATTTTCGCGAGAAATCTTAGTTATAGCGAGTTCTTTGAGTTTAAACTCGAAGTCAAGGTGTAGATTACCTTTGTAATTGGCATAAATGGACGGCATCATAGTGGGAAAGTCGGCGTGAGCACGCGGATTTTTACCGGGCAATGACTCGCTGAAATGAAACAATGGAATAACGCCAGTTGGCCAAGTTGATATTGCCGTCTCAAAAGCAAACTCCTCACTGGTTGAGTCGGGATTACACATATGATGAAGATTGTCAAATGTAATTGGAATACCCAGTCGCTTGTATGTGTTTTCATACAATGCCATTACACTCCAACTCTTTAGTTTATCCTCGTTCTCCAACACCAAGCGACTACGCACACCGTCGCTCATATTATGATATACCTTCTGAAATCTATCTGTTGTTTCGGCGTAGTTACCGTTGTTATAACAGTTCATATGAATATTGATAGGAGCTTCGTAACTTCGTGGAAGCTCAAGCATATCCATAATCATAGCGTGTTGATCCAAGTCTCGTATAGAGTTTTCAACAACTTTTGGATTTGGACTGGCAGGCACAACAAACTGGTCTGGATGCATGCTACAACGAATGCTGTGTTTCTTGATAGTTTGTGCAGCGGCACGAAACTCGGCGTGAATCTCGTCGGCATTGTAAAAATCATCTACACCAAAACTCAAATCTGGATGTGTCATTAGCGGAAACACATTACTGCCGATGCGATAGTTCCAGTTATTGACTGCACATTCTTTTAGAATAGCGTGAATAGTTTTGATATTGTTATATGAACGGTCAGCAAGAACTTTCATTGCTTGCTTCTTGCCCAACTTTTTATATTGGGCATATGTCATAACATTGAATTTGGTTTCTTGCTCTTGCAGTCCTACGTGGATACAGCAAAGAGATGGAGTAATATTAGATGGTAAAATCATGACATACATATTATACGATAAAATGTTGTTGTCAAAGCAATAAAAAAGAGCCTCATTCGAGGCTCTTGATTATAACCAGTTTATGTTATGTTTAGAACTTGACGGTAACAAATCCACCAAGCCAACTATTGTTGGTTGTAACAGAGTTGTTGAGATAGTTGTGGCGATAGCCAGCACCAACAACAACATTCTTGGCTTCATACACCAAGTCCAGCTTGCCAGTTAGGTAATAATACGAGTCCTTGACTGGACCACCACGACGCTCTGGTAGAGCATCCTTGGCACCAACCCATCCAAGGGTGGCAGCAGGAACCAGCTTGAATCCCTTAGCAAGCAAGAAGAGGTTGATTGGTTGACTTAGCGAGCCTTCGGCAAACACCTGACGTAGATTCAGGTCATAGCCTGCTGCTACGGTTGGGCTCAAGAACGCATCATAAGCGAGAGAGCCAAACACTTCAA